CCCCGGTTGTCTTCTACGGCCCTTGTAACTCTCTAGCTTGGTCATCTCATTCCTCCGCGTTAATCGTCCGTCTCGCTTCCGTGTTAGCGCCTGACAATCTGTCGGCTTCCGGCGCATCGCAGCTTTCGTTAATGGTTCGTGCCGTGCCCACTGAGTTGCCCCAATGGTCACGGAATGAACCACTATGCAATCCGCTTGATCCTAAGAACGAATCAAGCATTAGCGTAGTGTGTCCAGTGGCATCGTCATCAGGCACGCTTGGTAGCGCCGCTGGATCGTGAGTAGCCGTGTCAGATGGTCTTCAGTGTTGCGGTGGGGTTGTGGCCCCGACTTGCTGCTAACTCTACATCCAGTTTGTTGCTTGTTAAGTAGGCAACTATCAATCCGTTGTGAGGTGCCTAGCAAGGTGAGCGGCTGTGCCGTCGTTCCCGGTTCGATCCACTTAGCAGAGCCGTTACCGGATGCCGTCGCTTATCTTGCCGGTCTGCGTTATCCACTAGGGAAGCCCGCAGTACCTTGTGATCCTTCACCTCGCCGGCCGGTGTCTTGGCGGGCTGGCCGGTGGCGTCATGCCGTGGCTTGCTGATTACACTACATCCAATTTGATGCTTGTCAACTAGGCAAGTGAAAGAATATTGAAAAACGATAGATAGTCCGCTGTGGCCCTCATGTGTCATCAGGGTGCATCAGGTGTCATCGGGGCGGAGCGTGAGCCGTGGTGGATCATCAGGGCAGCTCATGGGCAATGCATGGGCACAGCAAGGGAACAGCAGGGGCAGTGCTTGCCGTGGTCATCGGCGAAAACTACAGATGAGAACAGACAAGAGCGAGCGCATTGCGGCTCATGCTGTGGCCTTTGTGGCTCATCAGGGGCCTAGCTAGGTGCATCAGGGCAGGCTAGGGCATGGCCCGCAAGGTAACAGAGCTTGTGCGAATGGCTATGTGGTGCGGCTTGGTGCCATCAGGTGCCGCGCTGGGTGCCATCAGGTGCCGTTGATGAAGCACAGTGCGCGTGTGATTCCTCATGTCGCGATGCGAGGCGCGCGATCTTTGACGCGGGTACGGGGGGACGCGCGCGATCCTTCAGTGATGGATGCCCCAACGAAAATCTCTGCTGAACATTTCAGGGCTAAACCGCGCGGTGCATCTTCGCGATCAGCGCGCCTAGGTGCCCCCGAAGGAGCCAAGCGGACGCGGGCACAAGTAACTGTGTGTATAGCCAAAGTCTTTGCTGAAGTTCGTACTGATCCGAAGCGCTATCGGTGAAGGTCGAAGTCAGGAAGTTGCCTGCGAGTGAGTCTGCGCTGCTGCTAGGCCAGACCGATAGAGCGTAGCTCAGGGAGAGATGCTGGTACTCGCCAGGAGGCCAATACCAAAGGAAGAACAGAAGCGCTGCCGTGTAGATCACCATGCCGGCCATACGCTGGCCCGGTGTTGACGGTGCTTCGTCTTCCATAGTGATCCCCGCGGATTCATCAGGGAACAATGTTAGTCCAAGCGTGGCTCGATCAGGTGATCGACTTGCAAGCAGCAGGATCGTCCGAGTGGACTTCAGCCGACTTGATGATCCCGTTAGGGTCAGCAGTGATCGTGAAGGCACAGTAGCCCGTGTAGCTGTCGAAGAACACGGTCTGTCCTGGTGTCGTGATGGAACCATAGACGGGCGCGTTACCCACCATGCCGTCGTACTGGCTGGTAACGAGTGGAGTGTAAGCACCACCTCCATGCTCCCGACTATTGCGCCAGGTGTAGGCCGTCTCTCCCGTCCCCGGATCAATGACCCGCTCGACCAGCTTGCGAGCCTCTAGGCACTTATGGTCTCGGATGGAGCCGAAGGGGGGGTACTCCTTGAGAGGGCACACAGTTTCAGGCTCAGGAACAATCTCGGTCTTGCGGCCGACAAGCCGCGTATACATCGGCGTGCCCAGCTTAGCCAAGGCCACACTGACCGGCTTGCCTTCCCACCGGGACGCTGCGGTGTGCTTGACGCCATCCACGGTCACGGCGCAACCAGTGAGGGCCACGAGGGCCAGAAGGGACAGTAAGCGAGTCATCAGTAAGTCCATGTATCTGAAGGGGTAGGGGTATAACCGGCTACATAGGAGCAAGGGAAGGAGCAAGAGAACCTAATGAGTACATAAGGAGTCATGAGGACTCCTATAGAGCACATGAGGGCGAGAGTGGGTGTTACCCCTGCCTCTACCCCTAGCCATGATACGCAAGAACCTACGATGGGTGGAAGTAGGGGATTACCCCTTGGTCTTCCCGGCTCGGTACTCAGCGAGGTTGGCATCCATCTCCAGCACGTCCGAGCGGTACTCGCGGATGATGTCCGGCAGATGATCCTTACAGATGTCGTAGACGGCGAAGACGGGCAACGCGGTGTACTTGAAGATCGACCAGGCCCATGCGTGATCTGCGAGGTATGCGATGAGAGCTTTCATTTGCTGTTCCAGAGTTTGATTTCAGCAGCACGACGATTCGTGAGGCCGGTGTTGACGACGAGAACGCCGTGGATGGTTTCTTTGTTCCAGCGCGTGAGCTGCACAGGCACCGATGCGTAGTCGCCGGCATTGAGCAAGCGGAGCAAGGTGGAGGTCTGAAATGCACGGCAACCTTCGTTGAACGTGAAGGACACCAGGACGATCCACTGAGCTTCCGTGAGAGCCACACGGACGTAGCGGTTCACGCAGGCGATGGCAGTAGCCAGGTCGGCTCGGAGGAGCTGACGCGAACGCTCAGGGGTGATGCGGAGGCCCTTGGTTACGTCGGGGCCGGTGTGGCCGACACCGATAGTCAGGGTGCCGTTTGTGTCGGGATACGCGACAAGCCGCTCGCCTTCGACTTCGATTAGGAAGTCTTCCAGGCGGGGAGATATTTGATAGGCTACGGTTACTCCAAAGGGAAGGGGATGGGGATATGGGGACTCGACTTATCGGCAAGTGCTTCTGCTACTTGCTAGTGCTGCTCTGCGGCGTCGCGCATGCGAACACGGTTACCTACATCTATACCGATCCGCAGGGGACGCCTCTTGCTGAGGCTGATGCGAACGGCAACATCACAGCAACGTTCGACTACGCGCCTTACGGGTCTCAGGCACTAGGAACACCGCCGAACGGCCCTGGTTATACCGGGCATGTGAATGACCCCGACACGGGCCTCGTTTATATGCAGGCGCGTTATTACGATCCCGCTACGGGAAGATTTTTAAGCGTTGATCCACAGCAACCTATTGCAGGAAATACGTTCAGTTTCGCTAGATATGCTTACGGGAATAATAATCCAATAAGGAATATCGACCCCAACGGTAAGTTCCCGGAGCCGCCGCTATTTCAAGTAAGCATTACAAACCAGATAACGACGCAGGCTTACCATGACGAAGTGGCTCAGCCAGCTGCCAATGCTATAGCTGCGGTAGATAGTAAAGTTAATATTACTTACTCAGGCGGCGCGACTTATAAAAACTTTGGCGCAATCGCAGAAGGAAATGTTCTGCATTCGGACGAAGCGAAGCTCGCTCCTGTTTATGGAGAAGGGGCGAACATGAGTGTTGATGTCTCTCCTAAAAACTCTTTTACAGTCAATATATTTGGTGGCAGTTCGCAACCTTCGAGTTTGAGTTTCGCCGCAGAGGCTGAGGGCGGAGACGTGTTACATGCAGGCATCACGGCGAGTTTGGATACCAATGGCAATTTCACCCTGACCCCCAAGGTGGGGCTGGGTTTCGGTGAGTTGGTAACTTTAAAAACTCCTGTTCATGTTGGAATTACACTAGCCCCCGCAGTAACTATTAAACCTAAAGAGCAATCAACGAATAACAATTGAATTGCAACAAGAGGGTTTGCATGAGCGTAAATAAAATCATTTGGATAATGTGGTTCTATATTGTTGTTCAGTATCTCTTTGGGAGATATGTGGCCACTCAGTTAAATAAGTGTGACCCAGGATATTTCGGTAGCGAAGGAACCGATGGGAAACTTCCTGTGGGGATGAAGTCTTCGCTCGGTGTGACTCGGATGATTCTTGACTTTGATCTGCCCGATCAGTCTTACAGCGCTACAATGAAAGTTCAGATTTACCTTGCACGTGTTTTATTTTTTGCGGCTTTACCTGTGCTTATTCTTATCTTCTTCGTTTAAATGCGTGGATAGCAGAGCAGGTGAGCGACGGCAGTCAGTAAAAACACGCTGACTGCCGTCTTTCAGGCTGTGCACTCAGTAGTTGTCGTAAAAGTTAGGCACGGATGGCTTATGACCGATGACAGACTCAGCGAACTTCGCGTACTCAAGCTCCATGAGTTCTTCCAGACGCTTCTCCTCCTCGTTCGTCACATCGCGGTCGAGGTATTGCGTCCAATAGGCAACCGCCATAGCCAGCGCATCGAGCCTGTCGTCGTGCCGGAGCGAACCCCTGTCACGCGTGATACGGCTGAGCTGGTGGAACAACTGGAACTTCGGTTCGTCCTTCTGGTCGGCGCGCATCAGAGCGGCGTCAACGATGAGGCGATGCTGGTTAAGCACTGGCTCAAGCGTGTCGATGATGCGGCGCTCCTTTTGTCCCGTGCTGTGCGTCTCCTCGACGGTGCAGGGGTAGATGCGGCGGAGCACAGGCTCAAGGAGCTTGATAAACATGCCGTCGCCGAAGTTACCTTCGACCAGGATGAGCTTCACCTTCTCAGCGCGAGCGATGTGGGCGATGTTCTCCAGAACGGAGTCGTCGTAGCCTCCCTTGAGGCCCCCAGCCCTGCGGAGATAGACCATGCCGCGCAACATTTTGGTCACGCTGTAGCCGGTCTCGTCGCCGCCACGTCCCGATGGATCGACGGACATCACCGAGCCGGTGAACTCCTCAACGTCCTTGGAGAGATACATCGGGCGGTGCAGGCGATCACCTGTGAAACCCACGGAGGGAATGTCGTCGATGACCTGTTCTTTCCCGCTGGCCCACATCACACGGACGGGAGCTGCCTCGCGATCAACATCCATGACGATGAGGTCTGAGAGCTTTAGCGGGTAACGCTCCGCATCGGAAAGCGTGGTGTCCAGCATGAACTGCAGCAGGAACCCGCCGCGCCCATAGGAAGCCTCACGACGCAGCAAGTCATCCTCATGGAACCGCGTGGGTTCTACGGGTTGCCATGCAAGCTTCGGGTTCGCCTCGAAGGCTTCAGCGATGAAAGGTGCGAGCCGGCCGTTGTACTGACCGTAGTGCTTGTGATCCTTCGGATACCGAGCGGGCCAGATGCGGATTTCATAGCCGCGTGCAGGGAGCTGGTTGTAGATCGACTCCTCGGTCTGCGGTGTGCCCAGGTAGATGATCTCGGCGTTCGACAGTGGCTTGAGGATTGCGTCGAACTCTTTGATGAGTTCACCCAGCTTCTCCCGTTGTGCCACGGTGGCCGAGTTCTTCACGACCTCTACGTCATCTGCGACGATGGTGTCGGCGCGAGAGCCGGTAAGCTGACCGGTGATGCCAACCGATTTCACGGAAGGGGACTGATCGGGTTTTGCAGGACCTACGTCGAAGGCGAGGTTTGAGTTGCGTTGATCGTTGCGAGGCTTCAAATGAGCCAGTTCGGGAATCGTCTCGATCAGTCGTTTGGTAAAGATAGAGAAGGCA